CAGGTAGTATTACACTCAATGTTGGATTATTTGTTGTTGGTAAATCGGTTGCAGCGGAATCATCTACAGTTATTTCGGTTGTTGTCGCAGAACTGACTCTTCCACCTCTGCGGACTCCTGATCTTACATTATCTGCAATTTCTATTATTGCTCCAGGTCTTACAACAACACCAGAATCTATTGATGTTGCAAAAGTAACCACTTCTGATTCATTTTGTTCTGCAAATAAAATAGCCTTAGCCAATCTCTGTGCTTGACCTCGGCTAGTGCAGGCAAATGCTTTTACTTGCTTGATAATTACTCCCAACTTGGCTATCGAGGCAGTATCTTCATAAACCTCATAATCTATCTCTCTACTATCCATATTGAAGTAAGAAACAGAAACCACAGTATTTCTTGTTTTTAATCCACTTCCTGCGTAGCTAAAACCTGCATCAGTTACATTTGATAGATTAAATAGATAACTTGCGTCTTTTGGACTATCCTGAGCAAGTTGAATACTACCAGCAGACCATATCGGCATACATCTCATCACACCAGCGAGTTCATTTATCAAATCAAATGCGGAACTCGAAGACTGAATATTTACGTTACATGAGAAGCGCGCCTCCTGTCCGCCAAAACCGTCATCAACAAGAGTATTAGCAAACTTACTGGCAGTAACAAAAGAGAAAAGATCAAGAGAACTATCAGTTATATGATTACCGAATCCATATCTGGTGTCTGTAAGTAGATCTAAAAGAATCATGGCAGGGCATGAACACCATTGGGCTGCCGAGAGAGTTCCATTGAATATATAGCCGTCTGGATAGACAATACGACCAGTATTACTATCAACAGTAGGAGTGCCAGAACTATTTGCACCTGCTCCTGGAATCCTTACCTTAATTCCTCTAATACGATACTTTCTTGTAGGTATAGATTGAAATTGCATTGAATCCAATCTGAGAGAAGCGTAAGCACTGTTGGCATAGGTGGAGGGATCATCTATTATCTCTGCAAAACTTGTCCATATAAAAGAATCTATAAGACTTGTAGATGTGCTATCAGCCGTAATTCTTGTAACTCTTATATCAACAGGAAAAGCACCTGTTAAATTTACTCTATAATCTCTTTGGTAAGCATCAGCAGTTCTACCTGTAACTGTGTCAGTTATAACATCTGTAAAACCACCAGAATTATATTGAACGGATATTTTTAACTGAACACTTGAACCAAGTAAATCACCTTTATCTGTTGCTTTTTGCAACTGTGGAAAGGTTATTGTTATATTTGCAGCATCAACATTTGTATTAGTTATTTGTCTGGTAACTGGAGTTGCTGCCGTAACAGTGCTGCCTACTGCTGTTATTGAGGAGCTACTTTCAATACCTTCAACTTTTGTTTGATCTGCTGTTCCGAAACGAGGGTTGAATGTTACATCTTGAAAATTAAAATCAGTGCTTTGAGGATTTGATGAGTCAGCAGTAGCCTTTAAAACAGGAGTATCATTTAAAAATACATCTTTTAAAGCAGCATTATTGTATGCAGTTGTTCCTTTAGTAAGACCCTCTTTTGATGGCGAAGCAAAACCTTCTATCTCTCCTTCAGAAATCAAATCCAAAATAGTAGCGAAGCTCCTACTGTGTAAATTGTCAGGAGTTCTTGTCGGTTGAGGAGGGGGTGGAGGACTACCACCACCTGATCCGATAATCTTTTTTGGTGCGTCTGTCATGCCTGTACTTGTTGAACGTCAACTGCACCACTGATCACGACCGATCCAGTCACGATTTCTCCAAAACAAATTGGGACGGGAGTCCCAGCCCGTGATGTATTCTGAGTTCCAGAAAAACTGAATGACAACTGTGGATCTTGCTCTGAATTAAATCCTTCAAATTTTGGTAAAGGAAATAACATTTCACTGACACCAGATAATACAAGCGAAGCACCGATGGCAGATGTTAAAGTTCCAACTCCTGTCATGAAAGCACTTCCAGCAGTGTACCCTGCCATTGTTGTTCCAGCGGCAATCTGTCCAGATGCACTTACGGTTCCAAACATACCAGCACCAGGGAACAAAAATGATGCTCCGATCAATGCAGCACCTAGTAAAACTCTTCCTGTGCTTCCTCCAGCACCAGCAATAACAGGAACAATATGAATATCTGACTGTCCTATGGGATGATGTATTTCATCTTGATTGATAGCATAATCACCAACTTTTACCTGATAATATTTTGGATTCATATATTTTTCTATCTGCGGAAAATTATTTATAAGAAAACTTACTGCTTTATTAAGACTGTCTACCTGTATTTCAAACTCTTTATGACCTATAAACTCTGCAAGTTCACCATATAATTTTAATTTACGCAGCATAACGATACCTACCTCCTGTACATTTTAACAACCATTGGGAATAAGGCTCTCTACAAGATAGTCTATCGGTTAAATGATGTAAAACATCTCCATCCAAGAAAATAGCTACATGATTTAAACCAGCAGATCCAATCGACATTAATAAAGCATCACCATTAATTAATTTTTCTTCTGGTCTTAATTCTCTAAAACCTGTACGCCATGCGCAATTTTCAAACAAAGGATTCAAAATGAACTCTTCTGGTGTTACAGGTCTTTCCCAATCTTTCAATTCAATACCTTTTTCTTCTTTATACCAATCTCTAACTAAGCTCCAACAGTCAGTAACACCCCAAACCCAAGGTCTGCCCAATAAAGGTGCTTTATATCCGCAAGGTTCTAAATATGCCCATTGTTCTGTTTTTGGATTAACGATATGCCACGGAAGATTACTTTGCTCACAACTAATTTTATCTGCTTCACTAGGAGAAGGAGGTGTAACAGGGTGACTATGAACAACGGCTGTTATCTCTCCTGTATTATCTGCTTTTACATAATCTTCTGGGTCAATAATAAAACATTGATGATCTGTCATTGACAGATTACGACAAGGATAATATCTTTCTTTACCTTTTACATTTAGAAGTAAACCACAAGATTCTTTTGGATCTTCTCTTTTTGCATGGAGTAATGCTTTATATTTCCAACTCATGCTATAAACGTACCAATAGAAGGAAATTCAGTTCTGGTGCATTGTCTCTTTGGCGCACGAATACCAGCAAGGTCAAATACCGCAGCTAATTCAAACTGTACGACTTCTCTGTTTTCTGCTGATTTTCTATCAATTTTATATATTTCTTGCGGAAATTCTGCTGTGGGATCTGGTGTCCCTAATGGATTTGTACTGTCAGGAAAGTTAACAGCATCGAGATAACGTGCCAATGTTCTGATTCTTGTTACTGTCGCTCCTGTCAGGTCTATTCCTGTAGTAACTTGATTTACACTTAATAAAATAGCTGTAATTGTTCCAAGGGCATTACTTATAGTCAGAGTTGGTCTGGGCAACTGTCCATTTGTAAAAGCAAAACCATCTGCTTGTATTGGTAATTTAATATATGTATTACCAGACCATACAACATCTGCATTTGAATTAAGATTTGATCCGTTATGAAATCTATAAATTGTTGACGCTCCATGTAAAGTGCTATCTAGTTGCAACGTAAACAATTCAATTATTGCCGAGGGATTGATCTTTTGAAGATCAGTAATAATCGGAGCAGTACTCATGGCTCAAATACTTCTCTAAATGTTGTTCTTATTGTAGCTCTGTTATTATATGGAATAGATTTATTCCATGTTTCGCAAACAAATTTTTGTGAACTACCCTCACCTGGGGCAGTAAAATCAAAACTGGCATTATCATTTGCACGGGCATCAAGGAAGGTTTCTATAGTATCTGCATCTGTCTCTGATACATTAAAAACTAAATTATAAACTTTAGGATTTTGATTTTCAGCCAATCCAAATTTTATTCTATGCTCAAATCCATCAGCAAAACGTACTGTTCTTGTTAATGGTGCAGACCTTTTCTGCATTCCATAAGTTGGATTTATCGAAGGAAATGTTGCCATTATGCGAGTAAACCTCCAGGTCGTCTTTGTTTAATTAATTCTGATTGTATTGCAACAGATAACACTCTTCCTAATTCTTCTCCGCCTTGGTTGTCTCCCTCAACAGCAGAACCAGAAGCATCTACATTAACCACAATATTAGTTGAACCTCCACTAATTGCACTATTAGAAGAAATCATACCTGATCTTGAAGGAGTAAACAATTCAGGACCGCGTTCTCCTACTAAATAAGATTTATTTGCCATAACAGAACCACCATTTGCTCTTGTTCCTGAAAAGAATTTTCCTAATCCTCCAGGCAATCCACCAAGAAAAGAAGCAACACCAAATTGAATTATTGCTCTTTGAATAGCACCAAATACACTTGAAGCAACTTCTCCTAAAGTTTTAGTTCCTTTTATTGCTCCATCTATAGCATCAACTAAACCTGTTTCTATTGTATTGGCGATAGAACCATATAAAGTTTTTATTCTTTTTAATTGCTCTTCATTTTTTTTATCTTGTATTTCCTGTTGTTTTGCGACACCTAATTTTTTATTCATAATTTCTAGTTCATTTTTAATTCTCCGTATTTTTTCAGCTTGAAATGCTGTACCTCTTTTTTGTTCTTTAGCTATTCTTAAAGCTATTTCTAAACGCGTTATTTCTGCCTTTATTGCTGCTTGATTACCTTCTTCTATTAATTTTTTATTTTTCTTTCTTTCTTGATTTTGTTTAAAAATTGCAGTTGTCACTAATCCTATTGCAGTAGCTAAAGCTATCAAAGGCAAAGCGTTCATTGCAATTGCCAAAGCTCCTGTAGATATAGCTAATGCTTTTGTTGAAAGGGCAGCAGTTGCATTTGCTTTGGCAAGTGCTATTGCACCAGCAGATGTTGCTGCAAATTTTGCAATAAGAATAGTTTTTGCGGCTGAAAGTAAACCAGCAGCTACAGTAGTAGCTTTAAATGCTAAAGCTATCCCTGTAAATAATAATGTTGTTTTACCAATAGGAGAATTTATGAAGCTTGTTGCTACTTCTGTTAATTTGGTTAATCCATTAATAACAGGTAATACAACAGGCGTTAAAGCATCACCAAAAGCCCTAGATAAATTTTCAGTTTCATTACCTAACATTTTAAAAACCATAGTCGGGTCATTTTTAATTAATTCTTTCAATGCTGGTGCGCCATCTTTTTCTATTTTTCGTAATGCCTTAAGCACAACATCACTTGTTAATTTTCCTTGTGAAGCAAATTCTTTTAGTTTTCCAATATCTGTATCTAATTCTTCAGCAATTGGTGCAAGTATTGTTGGTATTTGTTCAGATATACTTCTAAATTCATCTCCTTGTAACCTTCCAGAACCTAAAGCCTGGGCTAACTGTCTAAAAGCATTTGATGCTTCTATGGTTGAAGCACCTGCTAATTTAGCAGCTGTATTAAATCCGAAAAATGTAGATTTTATATCTTCTACTCCAACACCTAAAGGAGCTAGTCTTGCTGTTATATCTGTAATTCCTTCGAGTGCTTCTGTAGAACTTAAACCAAATGCCCTCTGTGCATCAGCAGCGATTTGCTGTGATCTTGCGAAAGTTCCAGATGATTTAGTTAATAAACCTAATCTTACATTTAATTTTTGAAAATTAGTTGCTGTCTGAAGTGCATTTTTTGCCACTAAAGTTATTCCAATGCCACCAATAGCAGTTCTCAAACCACCAAACGCTCTCTGTAATTGATTTGTCTTATTCTGAACACCCTGTAAAGCTCTAGTTGCACCACTAGCATCAACAGTAAGTCTTACATTAGCCTGTGCCACAAATAAAAAAAGTCTTTATCTTAGTTTACCCTAATTTCTGTTTTTGTCGTTGCTGCGCTCTTTTTTCTTGTTCATGTTTATTTTCGTAATATGCAACCCAATATATCAACTCCTCTTCTGAAATAGAGTTTCTTAGTTCATTTAATGTTTTACCAAGTTCTGTTGCGAGAAAAAACTCAAAATTTAACCAGCCATCTCGCTTTATTCGTTTTTTGCTGTATCAAGATCAAGTGTTACATCAAATAAAAACAATTCTATATCATTTAAAACCTTCTCTGGAAGTGACCTTTGTAAAATTGGTGCATCTGACATATCAAAAGCTGGTGTTCCATCTTCTTTCTGTGCCATCTTGCAAAGCAACTGAGTTGAAACAGTTAATGCCTCATCAGTGCCAGCTAATTGCTGCGCCTTTTGTCTGTCAAATCTAGTTATAGGTGGAAAATATAAGGTTGTTAAAAGTTTACCTGATGAATCTTTTAGTTCATATTTTCTTCTTGCGGTCATCTCATCTTTATAAGCACCGATAAGAAGATCTGCGGTTCTTTGATTTGCCATAAGTTGGGGTTGAAAATTGATAGATTAGATTGCTGAAGTTATAGTTCCAGTTGGCTTGAATGTGATGCTGATAGTATTAGCTTCACCAAGAGCAGAGCTTTGATCAAAGCTTGTGATGATACCATTAAAAGATATTTTTTTTGTAGCACTTGAACTGTCTGGGAAAAGCTCAAAGGATGCTGTGCCAAGATCACCAGTAGTTAAAACACCATCAACAAAAGTTGCTGTCTCACCAGATGCTGAATCATCATAAAGAAGTTCTGCATTCCCTTCACCTTCAATAAGGCCACCGACAAATGTCTTGAAAGTGTCACCTTGTGCTGTTGTTTCCTGTATATCCTTAGTGATAGACATTGACCAGCTTGTAGTTCCTAATACAGGGTTTACTGAAGAGCCACCATCATCAAATTTGACTTGCCCAACATCACCTTTTACCTTTGCCATAACAAATTAAAGAAAGATTTATAAATATATTAACCTTTTTCTGAATTTTTTACAGCCTTTTTATTTGCTTGTTGTTTTTCCATATATCTTCTGCATTGATTATCCCAGTATTGAGGTTCTCTTCTACCCTTTACAGCTTCTATAGCATCAAGCATTTCTTCTGTGATTTCCATTTAAAGATCCTCGTATATTCCAAATGTAATTCTGATTTGTGTTTGAAACTTACCTTCTGGACTTGATGCAAATACTTCTGGTCCTACAGGAGAATCAAAAATTACATTTGAAACTGTGACCCTATTGTATAAGTCCCTTAGTCTCTTGCCAATCGTGTAGTTTGACCCTGCCCCAATCCCTTCTTCTGTGAAGATATTTAGTATCATCAGACCGACAACATTATTTGTAGCACTACTTGTATCTCCCTGCGTCAGATATTCATTTGCACCGAAACTTGTAAGACATTGTACAAAGGTATCTTCTGTTGTTGAATCAAAAGTCATGTTGTTGAATACAACAGGAATTGCTGGGCTTGAAGCAAGCTCTGTAGCTAACCTAGCCTCTATTGTTGATCTAACAGTGTTTAAATCTATTGCAGCCATTAAATACCTCTTTTGATTCTTTCATACTCTTTTCTGGCATATTGTTCAAGCTCTTTTCCGATAAGCTCTGGAAAACCAGCAACAGTTTTTTGTCTTGTTCTATATGTCCCTCCCCATGATGGTGGTAGGTTTACACCAAAGCATACAGGCTCTGCATAAACAACATTATTAGTGACTGTGCCTACAAGTGGCTTTATATCTGTCTGCCAAGCCGCTCTCAACCTTCCTGTATCAACAGGTGTTGCATTTTTTACCCTAAGTGTCCATTGCAAAGTCGTTGCAGCAACTAAATCCTCCACTGCTTCTCTCATGACATCATCTATTTGATCTAGCCTTATTTGTCTTGCCATATTTACCTCAGGATTAAATCAAAACTTATTGCTGTATTATTTTGCTCATTTGTCACAACTTGAATAATTTTAAACTCAACACTGCTTATAACAACTCTGTCTTTTGTTGTTGGTACAAAGGTCAAATCCCCTGCTGATATTGTTAACCTTTTGTCCTGAGATTCAATCAGATCATTTACCTCAGATCTGTTTACATTTGTCAACGCACCTTTGACGGTAGTATCAGATGTGGATTCTGTAATAGCTCCAGTCGTTGTGTTATAACTGCCAGCCGTCACCTGTCTGATAGTTACATCACCTCCAAGTTTGCTCAGAGTCTTTGATGCTGCCTTTTTTAGTGCGTTGGCAAGACTCATAATGAATATGCTATGACCTGACCACTTGCAAGAGTGATACTTGTGATTACACCTTCAACTTCAGATGATGCCTTCATTGTGATGCCGTTGATAGTTGCAGAACCATTTTCCGTTAAGTTTTCAGCAACAAAAGTAGCTTCAGCATCTGTCAGACAATGCACCTTGCCAAATCTGCCAGTATGGGCATTTGTATCTGTAATGATTATCCCTGCTGGGTATTGGTAGCCGTAGTTCACTTTAAGACCTCTTGATAGATAAGTTTGCTCTTCCACCTATTCTAATACCCATTAGGTAATGATCAACTATCGGTGGAATTCGATCAATACCAACTGCCCCATAAAATCTGGGTGTTGCATTTATATTACCGATACTAACTGTTGCAAAATCTTCCAGACCACTTAAGTCTAACCCGTTCCTGTTGTTGTTGAGATAAACAGCCAAGATGACTTGTGCATTTTTTACACGATCTGGGATTTCAGTATCAGTGTAATAATCAGCAACTAATCTGTTTGGAAAAGATAAGCCATAAAGGTTGGTATAAGTATCTGGCTTGCGAACTCCCGATCTCGGCCATTCAAGTGCCTGGGTATCATCTACCCTTGCTCCTAAAAACTTTTCACGATCAATTCTCTGGGCTGCTGTAAAAAGCGCACGGTTTTTATTGTCGTTACTTGAACCATCCCAAGCTGCTGCATCATCACTGAGGACTAAACCTTCAATGAAAGAGTTTGCATCATCAAGAGTGATATAGGTGTTTGCATTTGCACCACCAACAGTTGCATCAAGAGTTATCGCCATTTAGTTTTACCTTCTTGGGCTTTGGTTTTGGTTTTGGCTTTTCAAGAGTTGGAGTC